GGCGCGGGGGCCGCGCACCCCGGGCGCCCCCCGCCCCCCCCCGACGTCTCGACGATGCTGTCCGATCCGCGGCAGGGCGGCTCGTCGCCCGACGCCGCCAAGATCGAGGCCGCGTCCATCGCGTTCGGCACGATGCTCAACAACCGGCTCAAGCGGCCGGACGTTCTGCACACGCGCTTCGCCAAGCTCCTGCGCACCAACAAGCTCCTGAACAGGGAGCTCTGGCTCGACAACGTCCCGAAGATGCGGCTATGGGAGGGCGACAAGGTCCTCTCGATGCTGCGCGGCGAGTCGCTGTCGATCGTCACGCGGCCGCATGAAGCGTCGATCATGGTGCCGAAGGGCGACATCATCAACGACGAGCTCGGCCTCTACACCGACAAGATCAACCAGCTCGGCGACAGCTACCTGTGGCACCTCGACGAGCTCTATGTGGGCATGCTGATCGCGGGACTCCAAGGCACGGCGCTTGGGACCAGCTACGACGGGCAGAACCTGATCGACACCGACCACACGTACCTCGGCAACGGCACGGGAACGGCGCAGTCCAACAAGGTCACCGGCGCATTCAGCGCGACGACGTATCAGTCGGCGTACAACCTGCTCCTGTCGATGAAGGACGAGAACGGCCTTCCGCTCTCGCCCGTCGCCGGCAAGCAGCTCTATCTCTTGCACGGCCCGACGAACCGCAACGCGGTGCGCACGGTGCTGAACCAGGAGAACATCGTCGGGCAGACGCAGACCAACCTCGACAAGGGGACCGCGATTCCGGTCTGCTCGGAGTGGCTCACCGCCGGCGCGGTCTACAACGTGTTCGGTCAGGCGATCACGCTGACCGGACTGGAGTGGTTCCTCATCCCCGAGGGAAGCACAAGCGTCATGATCCAGATCAAGAGGGACGTCGAGTTCCTCGCGGTCGACAAGGGCGATGACGAGTTCACGTTCCGCACCGGCAAGCTGCTCTACGGCATCGAGTCCGAAGACGGTGCCGCGTACGGCATGTGGCAGGAGATCGTGGGCGGACCAGGCTCGTAGTACGCCGCCGGCGGGCGAGACCGCCGGACGCCGCGGAGTAGGGAAGTGGCATCCCATCCGGCTCATACCCGGAAGATCACAGGTTCGAATCCCGTCTCCGCTACCATCCAGATCCCAACAACTGCCCCCAGGAGAATGCAATGCCCACCGACACGATCGACATGCTCGACGATCTGAGCGATCTGCCCCCGACGCCGTTCGAGCAGGAACAGCTGCGCAACGCCAAGATCTCGCGTGACAACGAAAGGCGTGAACGCGTGCGCGTGCGCCGCGCCAACCAGGCCAAGGGCTTCGCGGCTCCGCGGATCGGGCAGACGTATCACGTGCAGCTCGACAGCTCGATCACGCGGCGCAGCCGCTCGGGCACCAGGTTCGAGAAGAACACCCGGATCTCGGTGGAGGTCGTCTCCGACGAGGACTACGCCGCCGCGAAGGCCAAGAACGCGGCCGCGCCGGTCGTCACCGTGCTCGGCGCCGAGTACATCCTCGAAGACGACGCGCTCCACGTGTTCGAGGCGCCGGACCCCGGTCACGACTCCGAGGTGCTGCGTCAGCGCAACGCGGATCTGGAGGCAGAGGCCGCGGTCATCCGCGAGGACAACGCCAGGCTCCGGGCGCAGCTCGCAGAGCGCTCGGCGCGGATGAACGCGCCCGAGAGCACCGACGGCAGGCCGACTCGGATCCCGGCGGCGCAGGCGGCGCGGGCGTCCGCGACCACCGCCAAGCCTGCCGCGAACGCCCCGACCACGCCAGCGGCTGACTTCGGCGCCCCGGCCACCACGGAGCCCGAGAAGAAGTAGTCGGCCATGGCCTACTCAACGTTCGATGACGTCCGGATCGCGGTTGGTGGCAGCCGCAACCTGGTCGAGCTCGCCGACCTGGAGGACACGGCTGCCACGTTCGGTTCGACGCCGGCGCTGCAGCTGACCGATCCGGCCGTCATCGACGTTGTGGGCAAGGCGATCGCAGAGGCCGATGGCTATATCAACGGCTATCTCAAGCAGCGGTCCGCCGTTCCGTTGGCGATCGTACCGGATGAGATCGCCAACATGTCGGCGGCGTGGGCCGCTCGAGTGCTGCGCCGCCAGCGGTACAAGCAGCAGCCCTTGAGCGAGGACCAGGAAGCAGAGAAGTCCGACCGAGCGTACCTGGCCGACATCGCCAAGGGCATCATCCAGCTCGGCATCCAGCCGACGCCGGCGAAGTCCGACATCATCATCGACAAGGCCGCGCCACGCGATCCAACTCTCACCGTGTCGCTCGCGCGGCTCAAGCAGTTCATCTGATGCAGATCGGAATATCTGCAACCGTGAACGTCAGCAGCGTGCTCGCGGCGCTGTCGCGGCTCCGCAAGACGGACGTGCGTGGCGCGCTCCGCAAGCTCCGCAAGCCGATGCACAAGGACCAGCGCGACCACCGCGATCGGCAGCGCGGGCCGCGCGGCCCGTGGAAGGCGCTGGCGTCGACTACGCTGGAGCGCTACGCCCGCGCCGGCATCCGGCGTAATCGTCGGATCCTCGCTCGGCTCCCCAACCCCAGAACAACGACCGTGACGGCGTCGGCGCTGATCATGAAGTCTCGCGTGAAGTGGTCGATGGCCCATCAGGATGGCCCGACGCGCGTGGGGCATGGCGCGATCCTGCCGCAGCGCCAATTCATGTGGATATCGCGAGAGCTGCTCCGCGAGGCCAAGCGCGAATTCCGGCGCGCGATGTGGGCCAGGTGGCTGGGGAGGAAGTACCCGTGAGCCACGAGTTCGATACGGGGCTCACGCTGCCGCAGCGCACGATCATCCGGCGCGCGGCGCTTCAGATCTTGTCGCCGCTCAAGCGTGTGAACGGAGGCTATCTCGCCAACGTGAAGGCGTTCGGTGGCGTCGTGCGGACCTACACCGACGAGCCTGACATCGAGCTCCTACAGAAAGCGCTCGGCAGCACGCCGGCGATCGGCATCGCGCTAGCAACACGGCAGTTCCGCAATGCCGCCGTCCAGTCAGGCCGGAAGCTCGGCGATCCGCGTTCGCGCGCGCAGCCCCAGGCGCTGTCCGAGCTGCAGATGCGGCTCTACTTCGCGAACCAGCACGGCCGGGACGGGCTAACCGGACGACACGAGCTCGACTCCGTCGCCGTGGTCGATGACCTGGCCGACCCGGGGCTCGACGTGATGATGGAGCACGCCCTCGAGCTCATGCATGGCAGCTATCCGACGGCGACCGTCGGAACGATCAAGCAGATCGAGATCGAGACCGAGGAGGAACTGGCGACGCTCCCAGAGGTCACGATCTGGATGCAGACGTACAAGATCACGCTGCATAGCTACACCGGCAGCAAGGAGTTCCGCACCGCGGAGCAGCTCATCGACTCGCTGCACTGGCGCGTGACAACTGACCTCAACGAGCCCAACCGGCCCGACCCGGCCGTGGCACCCTCAACCGTCGACGTGGATTCTGACCCACCATAGGAGAAGCGAAATGGCACCACTCACCCATGTAACCGTGATTGCGCCGCCGGAGCGGCGCACGCCGGTTGACGCTGCCGACGGTGTCGAGCCCGGCGGCGGCCCACTGTATGTGACCGCTGACGAGGTTCGTCGCATCAAGTACTCGCACACGACCATCCGGTCGATCGGGCGCGGCGATCTCATCCTGTGCAACATGGACGGTGAGCCGGTCGCGTCCGTCGATCTGGCCGCAGCACCCGTCGAGCTCGAGGGCGGAAGGCTCCCCGTCAAGGCGCGCAAGGCCCCGTCCGACAAGAAGGGAGGCAAGTAGCCATGTCGCCGATCACGACCAGCGTACCCACCGACTTCGTGCCACCGCAGACGTTCCATGTCTTCAACTTTTTGCGCGCGGGCTCGGCGCTTCGCAACGTCCCGCTGACCGTGGCGCTCGTCGGAGCCAAGACGGCCGCCGGCACCGGCGTCGCTGGTACCGTCTATCCGGTCAACGATGCGGCGCAATCCGACGGCGTCGCCGGCGTGAACGGCGAGCTCGCGCTCATGGCGCGCCAGGCGATGGCATGCACCAGGCTGTTCGGGCGCGGCCCCCGCCTGGTCATGGTGCCGCTCGCAGAGCCGGGCGGCGGCACGGCCAACGTGCAGCTCATCACCAACGTGGGGTCGGCGACGAGCGACGGCACGCAGATCATCGAGATCGCCGGCCGCGTATTCATCGTCACCGTGCGTAGCGGCGACTCGGTCTCGACGATCGCCACGGCGCAGGCGAACGCGTTCAAGGCCAAGGCCGAGACGCTGCCGGTGACCGTGACCGTCGCGGCCGGCGTCGTGACGCTCACCCATCCGACCAAGGGCGAGAACGGCGGCGACGTCGTAGTCACCATGGTGCAACAGGTCGCGGGCTGCGTCGCCACCGTGACGACCAGCGTCGCCGGCGCCGGCGTCACCGACATCACCGTGGCGCTGGCCGCGCTGTCGCCTCTCAGGTACGACGGCATCGCAATCGCCAACCACAAGGCGGCGGACGTCACCAACATCCTGGCCGACATCGTTGTCCGGTGGGCCTCCGACTCGAAGACATGGGGGTTCTACTTCATGTTCGAGAAGGGGACGATCGGAACGGCGACAGCGCTCGCCGCGGCCGCGAACGACAAGTCTGTCCTGATCGGCAACATGGAGGGCTGCAAGAACGCGCCGGGCGAGGGGGCCGCGACCACCGCGGTGCTGGCGTTCTCGCGGCCGCGGCCCAATAGCTCGTACGACGACGCCGTCGTGCCGCTGTTCCCGCCGGCCGAGGCCCTCTGGTACACCGCACCGGAGCGCAACACGGGCATCAAGGCCGGGCTCACGCTGTTCACCGGAAAGCTGGACTCGAGCGGCGCGGTGGTCGACGCTCGCGCCAAGTGCGTGCAGATGGTGACCAGCAAGACGACGGTCGGCGGCCTCCCGGACGATCGAGTCCGGGACCTGGCCGTGCCGCGTACCGCTGTGGAGCTCGCCACGCAGCTCGACGCGGCGGTCGCCGAGCTCCGCGAGAACAACCCCGACGGCGTCAGCCAGCGCGACGCCAAGCGGCTGTATCGGAACCTGGCCGCGGGCATCTGGCGAGCCGAGGCCCGCGCCCGTCCGGCAGTCCTCAATCCCGACTTTGTCGAGCGCGACATCCAGGCAATGGAGCTCGACGTCGACGGCAGCGTTCTTGGTCGCATCAACGGCCGCATGCCGTCGACACCGGACATCCCCAACCACCAGGCCGCGTTCTACCACGACGTAACCGTCGGGGCGTAAGGAGCTGACATGGCAGACGTAGCATCACAGGGAACGGTCGCGGTGAACATCGCCGGCGCCGGCGCCGCCCTCAAGGTCCTCGAGCGCTGCAAGTCGCTCGACATCAAGGACGGCCGATCGACCGAGGTCGTCATGGCGGTCGGCGTCCAGCGCGGCGCTGGCTGGCGACGCAAGCAAGGCGGCTTCGAGATCGATATGGAGATCTACGAGGAGATCGGCCGCGAGCCCGAGGTCGACTGGCACAAGGTCAACGAGTCGTACGCGACGTTTCACCTCATCACACAGGATGAGGGCGATGGCTTCGAGTACGACTACACCTCGAAGGTCAGCAAGATCGATCGCAAGAAGGACGCCGAGGGCAACTTCATGCAGACCGTGGCGCTGTCTTGCACGACGGTCGACAGGACGTAGCCGTGACCGAGATGTCAAAGCGCCGGGTGTCCGGCGGCATTCCGGCCTCGGCACTCGGGGCAGCCGCGGCATCGGCCGAGCTTCTGGCCAAGCAGACGGCGATGTCGCAGGCCCGCACACGCATCGCGCGCGGCGAGATCGTGAACCTCTCGCCGTACGGCGAGGTGTGGATGCAGCTGCTCGGCAACGCCAAGATGGAAGAGATCGAGGCCGCGACATTCCAGGCGATGACCAAGCTCGGCCTGCCGCCGGTGGACCTGCATCTCGGGACCTACAACCTCCATCGATTCCGCCGCATCCTGGCGGCCGCCGTTAGGCCACCAGGCGACCACGACGAGCCCTTCGGCACGCTGGAGGAGTGGGGCGAGGAGCCCGACGAGGTCCTCGCCCAGGGCGTGCTCCTCTACAAGGACGTCAAGGCCAGGCTCGATCCGACGACGGACCCGCAGCTCACGGAGGAGCAAGCGGACTTCATCCTCGAAGCGTTCAAAAAAAAAGACTATCCGCAACTGAGGTCGTGCGGTTCCGCTTTGCTATCGAGCTGGCTGCTCTCTGGGGCTGTCCGGCTATCGAGCTCCCCGATAGCGCAGTCGAAGAGTTCGGAGCCGTCACCGGAGTAATCGGTGACGTCGTGACCGAGATAGCGTCTCTTCGCAAGCAATCCGGTCAGCCCGCCGGCCCGCCTCGTCCGGTGGCGCCGGCGAGCTTCGTGATGCCGGACTCGCTCGCCGAGCGCGTGCGGCAGGATCCGCGAGGTCGACCGCCGCCGGGCGTCAGGCGGTTCTACAACACGGCGTTCAAGATGCCAGAGAGGCCGCGACGTGGCGACTAACGCTGTTGCATCGATCAGCCTGACCGCCGACCATTCGCGGCTGGCGGCGGGCCTTCGTGCGGCGAGCGGCCTGGTGCACAGCTGGGCGTCGTCGACGAGAAACGCCATGGCCGGGCTATCGCTGGCGCCTGGCCGAGCGCTCGGCAATATCGGCAAGTCGATGTTGACGCTGGGGTCGTTCAGTATCGCATCGCGTGGCCTGGACATGCTGGTCGACGCGGGCAAGAGCGTGATCGACTTCGAGCGAAAGCTCACCAGATTCGGGATCGCGACTCGCATCGGCAAGGAGGGCCTCAACGAATACCGCAAGGCCGCGCGCGCGACCTCGGTGGAGACCGGCATAGACGCAGGCGTTGTGCTCGACAGTGCTCGGGCGTACACCGATCTCGCCGGCGCACAGAACACCAGCATCGACAAGATGCGGATCCTCGCCCGCGCTGGGCAGGCGTCGGATGCCGAGGGCAAGGACCTCGCCGGCATGATGTACCAGCTGACCCGGAGCATGAAAGTCGCCGACGGCCAGATGGAAGACACGATGGGGGGCCTGATCAACCAGGCCAAAGATGGCGCGATCGAGGCGAAGCAGATGGCCGCCGAGTTCGCCGGCATGATGCCGATCTTCGCGCGATTCGGGGTGACCGGACGAGAGGGCGCGGTCCAGCTCGGCGCAATGTACCAGGTGACGCGCGATGGCTTCGACAGCGCGGCGCAGGCGGCGACCGGCATGATCCGCCTGATGGCTGGCTTTCAGCGCCACGCTTCGCGGTTCGAGAAGTTCGGCGTGAACGTGTTCAAGCCCGGCAGCAAGAAGGACCTGCGCGATCTCTCCGACATCATGGAGCAGGTCAAGAAGTCACCGCTTAGCAAGGACATCGAAGCGCTGATCAAGGCGTTCGGACGAAGCGAGGCGTGGCGAACGTTCGAGCTCCTGGCAGAGGCGCCCGCGCGCCTCAAGGAGCTCGAGGAATCCGGGCGCCGCAACGGCGTCATCCAGGAAGACCTCGCGACCCAAGTCGAGAGTGTCGGAGGCAGGCTCGACATCGCCGGCGCAAAGATGAAGCAAGCATTCGCTGACGTCCTCACCCCGGAGCGAATCGACCAGGTCGTCAGCGGCATTCAGAGTATTGCGGAAGCGCTGCCTGCAGTGATGAGCGCCGTCAGCGGGATCGCTTCGGGCTTCGGCAGCTTCGTCCACATGGTTACGCGCCTTAAGAACACGCTGCAGGGCGACAGCAAGTACGAACCCGAGACCGCTCGCGAGGCGAACGCCGTCCTGTACTACACCACCAATCGCAAGCACAGATTGTCGCCCGAGGATGTCAAGCTGGCCGAGGCGTCGCTCCTCAAGAAGAAGAATTACGACCAGGCCATCGACGAGATCATGGGCCTCGAGAACGACTTCGGGGCCACCGACGCCAGTATCAAGAAGGCCATCCAGTTCGCGCACAGCTGGCGCGGCACGGGACCATCGATGCCCGGAGACTCGGCATCGATTGCGTATCTGAAGGGCCGCGACAAGGAGATCTCGCCGACGCGCTACAGGCGGCTAGATGCAGAAGTGACGGCCGAGGAGAACAAGCTCAAGCAGAAGCAGTACGTCGATGAGCACGTAAAGCCCATCGTCGATGCGGTGGGCAAGCAGCTCGGCGATGCGATCTCGCGGGCCATCCACACCAAACCGACGACGCTCACGATGGACGGCAACCCCGTAGCCAAGGTCTCGGGCAACGCCACCGACCATAGGAGGAAGTGATGGCGTTCGACCCCAACGAGCTGTTCCTTGCGAGCTGGGGCGACATCCAGCTGTTCGTGTCGTCGATGGAGTGGGACGGCGGCGAGACGCAGGTGATTCACGACCTCGCGGCCGGCGACCTCCATCCGGTGCAGCCGCGAGGGTCGCGCATCAGAAAGGCGGTCGCTCAACTACTGTTCGACGACTTCGCGGGCGCGTCCGAGACCGGTTTCGCCGCCTTCAGAAGGTTCCAGGCGTCGACCAAGGAGCGTCGGATCTTCACCCATCCTGTGGACGGCAGCTTCTTCGCCCGTATCGGCGAGTTCAAGCCCACCGTCGACGAGAATTCGGTAGTCCGTGGGAGCTGCGAGTTCATCCCCGACGCGGTGGTGCCGCCCGTTGCGCCGTCCGGTGCGGGATCTACAGCGGTCAGCGGCGAGAGCTCGGTTGCCGCGGCCTCGGACATCCTGGCGGAGCGTCTGTCCGACCAGGGCGTGGGCTTCCGACCGGAGCAAGCCCGGAGGATCGATTTCACCAAGCCGATAGCGCTCAGCATCGACCTCGCATTCTCGGCGAGCCTGGACGTCAACGTCGCGTTCTCGGCGAACGTGTCGGCGTCAGGGTCCGCCTCTGGCTCGGCGTCGGCCAGCGCAAGCGCGACAGCGGCCGCCGGCGCGAGCGCGTTCGCCTTCGCCGACGTCTACGCCAGCGCGTTCGCCGTGGCGCAGGCAACGGCCGTGGCGCAGGCAAGCGGAATGGCGGGCGCGAGCGCGTTCGCCTTCGCGTACGCCTCGGCCGCCCTGAATGCCGACGCGCGGGCATCCGTCGCGAGCTGGAACGACGAGGACGTGCCGCTCAGGAAGATCGCCATCGACGCGACGCGGCTGTCGGAGAGCGTCGCGACAATGATTGAGGTCGGTGGCTTCGAGCGCGACCTCCAGCTCTGGCCGGCGTTTCGCGCGGCCATCCTGCTCGGCGACTCCATCCGGTCAGCGATCGTCGCGGCGAGCAGCGAGACGCCCAAGGTGTTTGTGATGCTGATCCAGCGCCCTACCGCGCTGCTGTCGCTGGCCGCCAAGATCTACGGAGGGTTCGACGCTCAGGCGCGCGCTCGGCAGATCATCAAGCTCAACGACATCAAGACGCCGGGGTGGCTCGACCCGGGGCAATACCTCATGCCTGAGCGGCCGACCCAGGGGAGCTCTGCCTTGCTCGAGGACCCCTAGTGCTCACGCCGCGCACCATCACGGCGATCGTCGAGGGCCAGCAAGTGACCGGCTGGCAGAGCGGCAACATCGAGAGCTCGATGATCACGGCGGCGGACACGTTCGTCCTGCGCATGCCGTTCTCGCTGACGTCGTGGCGAACGATGCGCATCGACGCGCACATCACGATCAACGTCGACGGGATCACCCTGCTCGATGGCTTCGTCGAGAAGCGGGTCAAGCAGGGCCGCGCTGGCGTGCTCGAGGTCCACGGCCGCGACCGCGTGGGCCGCATGGTCGACGAGAGCGCGCCGTCGATCGACTATTCGGGCATGACGATTCTGGAGGCAGCCCGCCGGCTGGCCTCGCCCTGGTTCGCGCCGCAGAACGTGATCATCACGAACGCCAAGAACCGCCGACTGCGGCGAGGCAAGGGCAAGCGCGTGGCGTCCGGCAGCGAGCCGGTGGTCACCATCAACGTGCGCGTTCCGCGGCGCGGCGCGGTCCACCCGGGCGAGACTCGCTGGCAGATCCTCAAGGAGATCATGTCGAGGGCGGGCCTGATCGGCTACTCGTCGAGCGACGGCGAACAGCTCATCATCGGGCAGCCAAACCAGACGCAGGCGCCGCAGTACCTGTTTCAGCTGCAGGCTCCCGGCAGCCGATCGGCGACCTCCGTGCGAGACATAACGATCACCGAGGACTCAGGCGATCGTTTCTCCGTCTACATCTGCGCCGGCTCTGGCGGACAGGGTGACACGAACTTCGGCAAGAACGTCATCGACAATCGCGGCGTCGCGTTCGACAACCCAGACAACAAGATCGACGGCACCGGACGAGACTTTCTGCACCCCAAGCGGATGTTCCTTCCCGAGCGAGCCTTCGACTCGTTCCACGACGCCGACCGCGTGGCGCAGAACGAGAAAGCCCGCAGGGACTACAAACGCCACCTGGTGGCCGTGGAGGCCCACGACATGGGGCAGCTCCTGACGCCTGGCGAGATCACGCTGTTCGCGCCCGACACGGTGGCCCGCGTCATCGACGAGGAGCTAGAGCTCGACGACACGTACCTTGTGGTCAGCTGCTCGTACAGCTTCTCGCGCGACAACGGTGACTGGACGACACTGCACCTCGTACCCACCGGAACGGAGATCATCATATGAGCAGCAGCGACGCCACGATCGCGGATGTCAGGGCGCAGAACACCGTCGACCGCAGGAACATGATCGGCATGCTGCGCCTGATGGCGATTCGCGTGACGAGCAAGCCGTTCTGGCAGGGCGTCGGGGTGCGCCTCGTGGACGGCGTCACCAAGGAGACCCGCGCTGCGCCGGTGTTCTCCGGCATCGGCTTCTACTCGAGACCCAGGCCGGGCGCCAACGCCGAGGGCATCATGGCCCACGTCGGCGGGCCAGAGAATCCGTGCTGGATCGCCACCCGCGACGAGGACCTGCGAAACAGGGCGTTCCCCAAGAGCGCACCGCTCGACCAGGACGAGACCGCGGCATTCAACGCGCAGGCCGTCATGCACATCACGAAGGCCGGCAAGATTCTCGCTTACCTGGTCGGTCACCTTGCTGACGCGGTGGGGCTCGCCAAGACGAGCGAGCTCAACGACCTGAGGGCCTTTGTACACGCGCAGTTCTCGGGCGTCGGTCACGGCCACCCGGCCCCAGGCGGCGCGACGACCGGGACAACTCCGGTCGGCGTCGCGCCGGCGACCGACTATCCGGGCACAACCGTTTTGAAGGGCCAGTAGACCGCGATGCCAGCGATCGGTTAACACCGGAGGATCAAATGTCCGACTTCATGGATGATAGCCTCGTACTGCCAGGCCCCAAGGTGCTCTGGGATGGCGTGAGCGACGACGTCGCCGTGCCGGACATGTGGTGCCGACATCCCGACTACAACGCGCTCAGAGATGCCGCGAACAGCCTGCGCACGTTCGTCAAGCCCGGGACTTTCCCGGCGCCCGGCGTGTATGCGCTTGCGACGTTGACCGTTGGCGCCAGGGGCAACATCACCGGGATCGCCGCGGGGTCCGGCCTGACCGATGGCGACAAGGGCGACGTCGTGGTGTCGGGCGGCGGGACCGTGTTCACTGTCGACACCCACGTTGTGACGCCGGCCAAGATGTCGCAGGTTGCGGCCAACACGTTCCTCGGCAACAACACCGGATCGCCGGCGGACATGATCGCGATGACGCAGGCGCAGGCGCGCACGGCCCTCGCGCTGGCCACAATCGCTACGAGTGGCAGCGGTGCCGATCTGGCGGCGAATACGGTGGCCAACGCAGCGCTCGCTCAGATGGCGACCAATACCATCAAGAGCAACCTGACCGGCGGCACGGCCAACGCAGCCGACAACACGGTCGCCACGGTCGCCGCCGCAATCGGACTCCAGCTGCTCGCGGCCGCCGGTCACTTCGGCAACGGCTCGGATGGAGTGGCGACGTTCGATGGCTCCAGTGCTGTGACCGGATGGACGCGGTCGGGTTCGACCTACTCGCCGACCGCACGACCGACCTGGTACTTCACGACCTGCACCATCAGCGGCGGCGTTACTCTGTGCATGGAAGTCGGCGGCGAGGGGACCGGCGGGGGCGCTTCATCGGAGCTCTACGCCAACGTTGCGATCGTGGTCCCGTCGGGCGTGGCAACGATCAAGCACAACGGCGCCACCCCGTCCACGAACGCGGTGGCCACGAACATGGGCACGGGCCACACGGGCGCGGTCTCCGGCCAGGGCGCCGGAGGAATCCAGAACGCAGGGCAGAACCCGACGAACTTCGGAGGGGTCTGGTTCAATGCGCGCAAGAACGGCGCGGGCGGATTCGGCGGCGCCTCGCCCACGGCGCTGGGGAGCACCGTGGGCAGCGTGCCGACCTCGATCCTTGCTGACTCGGTGGGCCTGCCCGGCACGTGGGAGCAAGCGAAGACCGGACGACTCGGTATGACGAACCCGGGACCGGAAGGCGGCGGCGGCGGCGGCGGCTCTGGTGCTGGAACGGTTGGCATCGCGTCCGGGGGCGCGGGCGGCAACGGTGGCGGCGTGATGACCGTGGGCGCTCGTACGGTGACCGGTGCCGGAACGCTCGTCATCCAGGCTAAGGGCGGCAACGGCGCGCCTGGCGTCTCTGGCATAGGCTCCAACACCGGCGGCGGATCCGGCGGCGGCGGCGGCAAGGTGGTGTTCGGTTGCGGCACGCCAACGGTTCCGGCGGCTGTCACGCTCTCGGCCGCCGGCGGTACGGGCGGCGCGCCACAGGGCGCTGGCAGCGCCGGCGGCAACGGCGTGGACGGCCGGACCGAGCCCTATCCGCTGGGGATGTCGACATGACCGGAACCTCTTTCAGCTTGCCGTTTAGCTCGCCGTTCGGGTCGGGTTTCTCGTTCGTGCCCTCGCCCAGCGGAACGCCGCTGGCGTTGCTCTCACTCAACCCACCGAGCCGGCACTCCGACGGCATCGACCGGCTCATCGATCCGATCACGCTCAACTACGTGCGGACGGAGAACGGGGAGTGGGCCGAGACCGCCGACAACCGGACGACCGTCCTGATCGCGCTGTCGATTCGCGTCGGCGAGAGCGCCTTCGACCCCGACCAGGGAACGTCCTTTGGGCGCCGGCGGCAGAACGGGCAGGGCCTGAGCCCCGAAGTTCTGCAGGCCGAGATCGTGCGCGTCGGCGAGGACCTCGCGCGTGCCGGCATCCTGTCCGAGCTCGCGGTCGCGGTCCGCGATCAGGACGGGCTGCCGCTGCGCGACGACGCGGGGCGCCTGGTCGCGCAGCTTCAGTGGCGAGATCTGTCGTCGGGCTCGCCGGCAACCGCAACATTCGCACCGAGGTGACCCGATGCCGTTCGACCTGCCTGCACTGTCCGACACGCGCGACCTGGTGGTCGCGCTCGGTAGGGCGCTGTTCCCTGGCCTCAACTTCGGAAGCCTGCTCAGCTATCACGGGAAGTGGGCGACGTTCCTCGCCGGCGCCGTGACGCAGCTGCACTTTCACGTCGACAGCGCACAGCGCGATCTGCATCCACTCACGGCCGGCGACGGCAAGCCCATCAACGACTGGGGGGCTGCGTTGCGCGTCGATCGCAAGGACGCCTCGCCGGCGCGCAAGAGCCTCGCCGGCCGCGTGCGCGGGGAGGCTGGCGCCACGGTCAACCCACTCGAACAGCTGCGCCATCCCCAGACTGGCCTCTTGTTCCAGATCGCGAACGCCACGATTATCACGATCCCCGGCGTCGTCGGGGTCGACCCGGATAGCTTCGTCGACGCTGATATCGCCGGCGTCGACGTCGGCTCGCAGACCAGGCTCGAGGCTGGTCAGACGCTGAATTTCCTAACGCAGCCGCCGGGCATCCAGTCCGAGGTGGTGCTGCAGCTCGACCTCGACGAGGATGGCTTCGACGAGGAGCAGTTCGGCAGCTACCGTGGCCGCGTGCTCTCGACGATGTCGTCGACACCGAGCGGCGGCAACCAGGGCGACTTCGTCACGTGGGCCAAGGCGGCCCTGGTCTCGGTGTCTACGGCGTTCGCCTACCCCAATCGCAACGGCCGCGGGACCATCGACGTCGTCGCGTTCTACGCGGCGTCGGGCACGTCGCGGTCCCTGTCGACGCAGGACCGCGACACGGTGGCCGCGTATATCAGGACCAAGGCGCCGTTCCAGGTGAGCGGCACCGGCGGCGGGCTCCGGGTGCTCCTCACCGTGGCCGACCCGCAGACGATCGAGATCCTGGTGACCACGACGGGCGTTCTCGCCTTCGCGTTCGACTGGCAGGGCAGCGGCGAGACCGTGCTCGCGTACAACGCAACCACCAGGGAGCTTCAATTCGCGGCCGTCCTGCCCGCCTCGCTGCGAGCGGGTCATCGCATCATTCTCAAGGGCACGGTTGGCGGCAGCGGCGTCAACGCACAGGACGGCCGCGAGTACCGCATCGAGGCAATCAGCGCCGCCGACAAGGTCATCCTCGAGAAAGCCCCTCCGACCAATCCAGCGGCGACCGACCTCATCTTCCCGGGCGGCCCGCTGGTCGCACCGATCCGTGATGCCATCGTGGGCCACCTCAACGGCGAGACCGTCTACGCCGGCCGCGGCCAGGTCCCCATCCCGCAGAGCAAGGCGGCGCCGACGATCTCCACCGGACCCAGCATCGTCGGACTGGACGAGCTCGCCGCCGGCATCGGGTCGTCCAACCCAGGGGGCATCTACAACGACACGCTGTCATGGTCCGGCGGCATTGTGCGCGCGGTGCTGTTCAAGATCGCCACGTACAAGGCCGGGGTGCAGAACATCACGATCGTCTCGCCGGCGGCCGACTACGAGCCGCTCGATGACCCCTTCCCGACGAGCAGCCAGATCCACTATGTGACTCCGAGTGTCGTCGTGGTGCGTGAGGCATAGATGGCCGCCGGCGCCGACAAGAAGATCGAATTTAGCCCGGCGGGCGCCCTCGGCCTGGTCGACCGTTCGGCGAAGTTCCTCATCCGGTTCGACGAGCTCGAGACCGCGACGCGCCCACAGGACGAGACCGGCGTTTGCGAAGAGTTCGACGTCACCGTAACACCGGTCGCGACCACCATGCCGACCAAGGTCGCCGCGGTCCTCGGGCGCGGCCGCCTGTTCAACGCGGCGACGATGGGGATGTCAGCGCGCGACAAGGACCCGGGCGCCACGCTGCTCACGCGAGACATGTCGATTCAGGTCGTCATGTCGTGGGACGCAGTCGCGCAGAACGCCGCCGGGATTCCCGGCACCATCATCTCGCGCGGGCTCGGCGGCGCGGCGGCGGAATATGTCTGCTACGGGCTGCGCATCGTCGTGTCGGACGTGGCCACATTCAAGGGCACGGTGCGGTGGTTCTGGCAGGACGTCGCCGGCGCCAACAAGACGCAGGACGGGGCCGAGTTCGTGCTGCTGCCGGGACAGTATTCGATGCTGACGGCGACAAGGCGGTGGATAAGCCCGACCTCCGTCGAGCTCAATTACTACATCGGTGACCAGCTGATCGGAACGGTCGCGAGCCCCGATGGCTCTATCGGCGGCGGCACCACGGGCGCCATGCAGCTCGGCTATCGCACCTCAGGGGGCGTCAATCAGGCGTTTCTCGCCGGCACCCTGGACGAGCTCATGGTGGTGGACCGCGAGCTCACCGCCGAGGAGGTCGAAGGGACCTGGCTGCGCATCACGAAGTATCAGCCCTATGGGGTGCGGCTGTTCAAGGACATGTTCGACCCGGACTTTCCGGTCAGCGACGTCGCCGACTCCGATCCGCAGCTCGACATCCGCATGACCGGACACGCGCTCGGCTACGCGGCCGCACAGGCCGAGAACCTGCGCGCGTACTTCCTGCCGCAAAGAGCGTACGGCTCGACGCTTGAGCAGTGGGAGCAGGCCGTTGCCGTGACGCCCAAGCCGATCCAGGGCATCGCGGAGCGCCGGGCTCGCGTGCTGGCGCGCCTGCGCCAGCGCCGCGGGGTCTCGATCGACGGGCTCAAGGACGCACTGGCAGAGCTCCTCGACTGCGATCCTGACGACCTCGAGTTCATCGCGTACAACAACCTCGTCACCGACGATTTCTCGACGGCAATAAACCCGGTGCTGTGGGACCTGACGCCGACCGGGTGCGCGACCACGGTCTCGGGCAAGGCGCGATTCGCGCCCGGCGCGGGCACGTATCTATTCGATGGAGCGCACCGGGACTGGAAGACGATGGCGCGCCCGATCGGTCAGTCATCGATCCCGACGGGCTTCGGCAACGAGCACGTCATCGCGAAGCTGGTGGTATCGACGCCGCAAAACAACTTCGAGGCCGGCGTCTGGTTCGGCGACAAGAGCATCGGCAACTACATCCTGCTCGGCCTTCGTCAGGATGGCGTGTTCAAGATCGTCGCCGAGACGTTTGTCGCCAACATCTCGCAGGGCGTAACGCTGCTGGCGACGCCCGGGGCCAACCCCGCGGCGACCTGGTTTCACCTTTGGGAGCACGCGTCCGGTCAGTGGACGGCGGCGTGGGCGTTTACCAGCGGCATCGGTCCGTTCGCGTTCTCTGCACCTATCGCGCACCCTTCGCTCGTGCACTGGGGCGGCCTGTACATCCGGTCGATCGCTGCTGTCGGCGCTGGTCCGGTGGCGGACTTCGACGAGTTCCAGCTCTACATGCCGAACGGCACCCGGGCGTTCAACGCATACGTGTTCCGGGATCCCGGCCTCGGCGGCTCGCCCGACCTGGAGGGTGCCCGCTCGGTCATCCGGGCGATCAAGCACGCTTTCACCCACGCCACCATCATCACCAGCCGGGCGGTTCTGAGCGCGGACCCCACCACCCCGTGCGACCAGGGACCCATGGGGGCCTTGTGATCTGCCATGGCAGACACCACAGTGGTGCGATCATGACCAGATCACTGCTCGCGATTCTCATCCTGTCGGCGTGCGTCAACCACGCCGGCGACTACCCATCGGACGCGCGCGCACCGGACGCGATGATCCCCATGCAGGACGCGCAACCGGGTGCGCAACAGGGATGCAATACCATGGGAAATCTGCCCACCGCACGCACCACGAACGTCGATGACAGCGACCCGCTCCCGTCGGGTCTACTCGGCGAGATACAGGACAGCATCGTCGGCAAGAAGTTCCGCACCTCGGCCATCCCGCTCGGCGGCGGGGCCTGGTGTCTGGCGTCAGGCACTGCGACCTATGCGGACAACCGATGGACAGCGACCGCCGCGGCCGTGTTCGTGTACGAGCTCAAGCTGTTCACCGGAACGCGCATCCTGGGGCTCACCTTTGCCTACGACCGCAACGGCTCCGGCACGATCGGACTCAAGCTCAGGAAGCGTTCCATCATCTTCGACACGGCCGCCGCCGACATCGCAGCGCTGTCGGTCGTCGCTGGCTCTGGATGGCTCAACGCCGAGCTCTCGTCGTCGACTCCGGGGTCGCTGCTACCCTACCTCACTGAGGGCGCGGTCCCCCCGGACGCCCCCGCCGACGTGCTGACAGTGTGGGCAGAGGTATCCCTTTCGACGGCCGGCCAGAAGTTCGGTGGAGCGATCGAAGTGATCGACCGTCTGTAGGCGCATCGAAATGCTGCACGGTGCCAGCGAGTGGCACTTGCTGGCAGGCGGGCGATTGGATACCACCGTAGTTCAATGCCGGTTCGCGACGCACGTGACGAGACCACCGAGGGCGTTGTCGTGGCAATTCAGCATGCGGCCAGCGCCGAGATCCGTCTCGACGACCGTATCGACCGGGTAGAGAGCCGCGTTGACGAGCACGACCGCCGGCTCGGCGACTTGCGCGAACGCTCGGCGCGCGTCGAGGGAGCGGTGCTGCACCTCAGCTCGGCCTACGAGCGTGCCGCGAACGTCGCGACCGCGTCGGTGATGACCGACCTTGAGGTCAGAAAATCCGGTGCGCTCGCCGACATCAAAGAACGCAGCGACATCTCTAGCCACCGTCGTGCAATCGCGAGAGAGCTTGTGTTCAAGGGCATTGCGCTGCTCATGGGCATCTGGGCGATCGTGTCGTCGCTCATCGCCGCCAAGTGTTAGCCTTCGCGTTATGAACTTCACGACGATCGCGCTGCTCGCGACTGGGGCTGTTGGAATGCTGGGTTGGTACTTCGCGTGGCGTGGCCGCGGCGAGATCATCGCAGCACGCAAGGAAGTCGAGGCTGCCGAGGCCGGCGAGGCCACGGCGAAACAGGTGGCCTTCGAGAACGGCGGCCGCGCTGTGACCGCCGAGACTCTCGCCGGCGCCAGACTCTCGCAGCTCGAGGGGCTGCAGATGCAGCTCGACGGCGAGCGCAAGAGCAGGCAGCATCTCGTTGATGAGCTCACGAAAGCTGGCGTTGCTGTTGGCCCTGTCGTCGTTGAGTCAGCTCTCGACCGCCTGTACAAGGACAGTCGTCAAGGAGGTCCGGGTTCCGATCCCGGTTCCGGTGGAGATCCGCAGCGTGTGTCCGGTCAGCCTGCCGGTCCTGCCGGCTCGTCCAGTAGCCGCTGACCGGACGAAGTGCGAGAAGGTGTTCGGCAAGGGTGCGATATGTTACGCACCGGACGAAGCGACCGGACTCGGCCAGATGCTAGACGTGCTGGTCGGTGTGTACACGGACCGCAAGTCGTGCGACACCCATGGCCATGGCAAAACTCAACCGGCTCCTGACGTGGCCCATCGTCCTGTCTCTCTTGTTCCTGATGTGCTGGTCGGCAACGGCCTTCGCGGCCGCTGACCCGCCCTCGCCCGACGTCGACACTTCTGCCTTCGTCAAGGCGCTCTACACCGCCGTGACCTCCAAACAGTGGGGCGTGGTCGTCGGGCTTGCCCTGGTCGGCCTGGTCTACGTCGCACGACGCTGGGTCCTGGGATGGGTCAGCTGGTTCAAAACACCCTTTGGCGGGCTCGTCCTGGCTTTTTTGATGTCCCTGGCCGGAACCATGGGGGTCGCGCTCGCCGCTGGCGCCAAGCCCAGCCTATCGCTTGCGGCGACCGCTCTGTCTACCGCGGCAGCGGCAGCTGGCGTCTGGGAATGGCTCAAGGCTCACATCCCCGGGGTGCAGGCGGCGGCGGCCAAGGCTGTCGAGCCGGCGGGTGACGCCAATCCCTACCGTGACCCCGGTGCAGCGTGACCGGAGCGAAATACCTTGCCATCGAGGCCCTCGAGCGCTGCAAGAAGCTGATCGGCGCCGGAACGTACAAGCTCGGCGCCTCGGACAAGGACGCTGACGATCTGGTGTTCGACTGCCTCTCGTTCTGCGTCCGCTACGGCTACGGCATCGCCGGTCACCGGCCGGGCTTCAACCGCGACTGGAAGGAGGACTGGATGACCGGGGCGACGTCGAGCGTGATCGACGACCTCAACAGCAACAGCGCGATCGAGGACGCGTTCCACGCGCGCGAGCTGTTCGAGCTCGTGACCGGACCGCCCCAGCTCGGCGACATCATCGCGGCGCCGACGATCCGACTCCAGGGCCACCCGGATCCGTGGGTCGGCCACGCCGTGATCGTCGCCGGCGTCGAGCGAGCTCACCGCAGGTGGGACCCGCAGCATCCGGCGTTCGCTCTGCTCGACGTCGTGGAGTGCCACGGACCCGACAAGACTCACCCCGCGATCAGGATGAACAACGGGACATACTTCGACGGCTGGCGCGCGACCTGGCCCAAGGTGCAGCACCGCTCCTGGCTGCTGCGCGTGCGCGTCTAGCGCTTCGCCGGCGGCCGCGGGTCCTGGGCCGGTCCGATGACCGTGAAGCCCAGCGGGCCAGTGTCGGGCTCGCATTCGAGCGCCTCCGGGATGGCGCACTCGAGGCCGGGGTCGTCGGACGCAAGCGGCGTCACCCACCACGACCAGTCGGCGACCTCGATCACCATGTGGTCGCACAGCGCGGGGTCGTGCGGCCGCGACTTCATCGGACCTTAGCCTCGGGTAGATCATGGTCGAGACGAACGAGCTCGCGCCAGGCGTCGACTACCGGGCAGTCCGTCCCCTGCCATATCAGGCGGACCTCGCCGACGCCGTGGTCGACGATCGCGACAGACCGACAGCTCTCGCACGCGATCACGACCTCGAGCTCGCGTCCGGGCGCCATCGTCACGGCGTCCCACTGGCGCCGGCAGGCTCGCCCGGTCGGCGAGGTTGGCGACAGGCGCCGGCGCGTGAGCGTATGAGCAAGCGCCCGGCCGACCAGGTAGCCCAGACGCAGCACCTTTCCTGCGCGCGACATCAGCGCCTCCGCTTCTGGCCGACCTTGCGGTATGGCCCGTCGACCTGGTGCTTGATGGACTCGATGCGGCTGCGCCGGCGATCCTTGCGCCACCGGACGAGCGCATAGAGCACCGGCGCCGTCACGCCGAAGACGACCAGGCCGACCAGGAGCCCCAGCTCACCCGGGCTCATCGGCTCGCCTCGATGATCGCGTCGACGACCCACGACGACACGGAGTAGGAGTCGCTCGGGTCGACCTCGAGCCCCAGCGAGGCGTTGCGCGCCTTCTTGGCCAGCACAACCGCGGCCTGTCGCGACATCGGTTCGCGCGACGATGGCGGTCTGTCCGACAGTTCCGCGGGTACGTCGAGCTCGGGAACCTGGATCGAGGGGAAGGCAGCGCAGCGCAGCCCGAGCACCACCATCCAGCGGTCGAACATGTCGAGCCGATCCCTGAGGCTGGCAGTCCGGTGCTTCGGGTTACTGAGGTGATCGATTTCGCCGCGCACCGCGAGCGCCGCCTTGCTGAGGTCCTGCAGCAGCAAGCACGCTTCACGCAGCTTGCGGGCGATCTGGCCGCCGGCTTGCGGCTGCATCATCAGGATGTACAGCAGATCCTCGCGAGACACCGATTCGCATACCCATACCGGGTCGGTCGAAGCTCCGGTCATCACGGCGCCAGGGCCGCAGGCTCTAATCATGGCGACCCACATGCCAGTCGACGCCAGCTTCGCGCACCCCTCGAGCTCGTCGGAAAACTCGAGCAGATTGCGCCGCTGGTGACACGGCACATCCGGCTCGAAGACTTCGGGCTCGTTCGGCACCGCGCCCAACCTCGAGAGTCCCTCGAGCAACGAGCTTGGCGGCCGCGGCGTAGCGCCGTGCTCCTGCATCAAGGCGACGAGTGCGGCGGTCGCCTTGCCGTCGTCGAGCATCACTACGCCGCGGCCGCGGCGGACTAGGCCGATCTCTGCGGGGTCCTCGGTGACCTTCTTGATCGGCACATAGCCGACGATGTCCTTGGAGTAGAGGCACTCGAGCATGACCCGGCTCACAGCACCGGGCTCCTTGTCTTCGTAGAGCACGAGGCGCCAGAGCGCTCCGTTGGTGTCCTCGAGCCGGACGAGCTCTGTCTTTGTCATCGCGCGGACTCCAGGAGAGCGGAGAGCTCGCCGAGCACGTCCTGCAGCGACCGAAGAATGAACGGCCCGCCGGCGTAGCCGCCCGCCCCCGGCTCGTCCTGCCGAGCCTCGACATCCTTCGCGTGGGTCTCCGCGACCTTCGTGGCGCGCTCGTACAAGTCGCGGATCCCGGCCTCCATCCTGCGGAGGCGGCCGTGCGAGAGCAGGGCGTGCTTGGTGTAGGCGCCGAGGCTCGGCTCGATGCCGCCCAACTTGGTGAGCTCATCGATATCGGCGAGCACGCGATTGCGTTCGGTGTCGGAGACGCGGCAGCCGGCCGCGTGGTCGGTGCGCTTCTGTGCCCGCTTGTTGCGAAGTACCTTTCGACTCTTGCTAGTCATGGCAGACAAGGATGATCTCACTGTCTGCACTTGTCAACCATGTCTTGACAATACGATCATGCGGGGCCACCGTGCGCTCATGCGACAACTCATACCCGGACCATCGGATCTGACGCCCGAGCAAATCCTCGAGATGCGCGAGCTCGAGGAGGTTCCGCCCGGCGTCCCGCCCAACCTCAACGACCTCTGCGACATCGCGCTCGGCCACCGGTTCGACTCGGCCGAGCGGCGCGCGGCGCGCATCGAGCTCGCCGGCACCTACGCCAGGACCTGCGCCGGCAATATCGTGACCAGGGATCCGCTGACCGACCTCTTGGTCCAGCTCGGGGCATGGGTGAATCTGCACCGATTCGACGACGACCAGGACCCGGCCGCGGACGCACCGGACGAGCGCGTGGTGCGCGCCTTCGGTCGCTGGATGGCGCTCCGGTGAGCATCGAGCCACCGGACGAGCTGGTAGATGACCGCGGGGATCCCGCGAGTCGCGAGGTGCTCGAGGACTGGCATCGCGAGCGAGGACACAAGGTAACCCGGGTCGGGGTGGCGGTCGGCGTCGACGCCGCCGACGCCGCCGACGACGCCG